TTGTCCACCTACTGTATTTTTTAAAGCATCTTTCCCTATTGCAGTATTTAACACTTTGGTAGGATTACTAATAGTATTAAATACGTTTTCACCAATAAAAGTATTACCTTCATCATCATATAATGAAGGGCTAAGACTGCTTGCAAAGTCAGCTACTGTAATTCCTAATATATTACCTTGTAAACTGCTACCTATTGATAAAGGTAACACAGCATTATTAGGTGCTGTCTTTATTATATTTTGAGACGTTATCGGGTACCCAAAATTAAATTGTCCTAAGAAGCTCATATCTTAATCTATTACTATAAATATTTGACCAGTACTGGTACGGTAAAAATCACCTTTTTTTAATCCACCAGCTTTTGCTGCTGTATTATTAGCATAGACGTTGTTGTTACACTGATCTAATAAAAAATTCAAATGTCCAAATTTAACTAAAGGCATATCAGCTTCTTTTTTTAAAAATGAATCTGGAGATTGAGGTATAAATTGCTCTGGCATGATTTCTAAATTTTAAAATATTATATAATAATATACAAATTTTTTTGCATAAAAAAAAGCCTTTAATTTCTTAAAGGCTTAATTTAGTTTAATTTTAAATCAGTGAAGGAGTCCACCAATAAAAGAGAGGATACACATTATTATGATAATTGCTCTTGCAATTGTGGTATCCTGATCATTTTCTTGCCATGTATTATAAATATAAATAGGTTTTCTGTAGTTCTCATGAATGAAAAACAATACATAAACAATAGCTACAATGACAAAAAAAGCAATATACTTCATTAGATTTGATCAATTCTTCTTTGCAAATATACTAAAGCTTTTTGTAAATCCTCTTTATATGTTGCAGAATTTTTCTTTCCTGCACGCGCAACATACTTAATTACATTACCTAAGTAGAAGTCTTTATCAAGTTCCCATGCTTCTAATACTTTGAATACTTCGTGAGGATTATCTTTACCTCCGTAATGCTTTGGTCTTAACACTATATCTACTTCTGTAGGAGATTTTGGTTCTGTCCAATTAGGCATGTTATCCAAAACATTTCTGCTATACTCTTGAGGATCAATCCATTTAGGCTCAACCGTCATACTTACATTTTTCTTCTTTACCTCTTTCATTACTTGACGGTTATATTGTTCATAACGCAATTCATTCATCTTAATACACTATTGCAATGTCAAACTCCTTTACTAACAATTTCATCTCCTCACCAATTATGATCTTCTCAGCTCCTTCTAAAGCAAATGTCTGAACATATACTTTGTCCCCAGCTTTTACTTTTTCTACTTCATCTCCTACAGAGTGAACTTCTAATTCAGTCCATTTCTTAATAGCTTCTTTTTCACGCTCTGCTTCTTGCGCTGGTGATAACTCAATTACCGCTTTCTCAATTACCGGTACATTAATCAAAATTCTTTTTCCTAACAGTTTCATTTTATTTCTTTATTTAATTGTTTTGCAATATACTCAATACATTCATATTCTGCTTCTTCATAACTATTACATTTGCTACCTGTAACAGAAAGAGCTTTATCATTAGGTTTATAATATACTTTATAACCCCATTGGTTTTCACCATCTAAAGTTATTAAACCTATCCAACCATGATGTTCTCTAAAAAGTTTTAATGTATGCATTATTTAAACGTGATTACTTTTACTACGGCCATTTGTGCACTTACTAATTCACCTACCGCGTGGTCAAATAGCAAACTCTTAATTGGATTTCCTGGTCCCTCTTGGTAGGAATCTTTAAGAATATTAGCTGCCTCAGCAAACAATTCTTTTACTTTAGCTACACCAGCATCATTAGATGGATTGAACTCAATTTCTACTAACTGCTCACCAAATGAAAGTACCTTAGCTTCATTTACTTTAATAATACCATCTACATTCTCTGGTAATTCTACTACTGTCTTACTCATTACTTTTTTGTTTTGTTAATTAATAACCACTGAAGCCATCCTTTCAAAGCTTCTACTCTTAACTTGTTGCTTGTTTTACTCATAACTATTTATTTTCGGTTCTTTTTACTTTTACAAACTTACTCTCAAATTCATCTGGTGTATGAACAGTAAGTAATCCTTCATTATCTTTCACAACATAATCATTGTGATTTACTTTCTTTGGACCATAAAATGTTTCTACATATAAAGCTAATACATTAGTATTTGCAGGCTTAATAAACTCTGCCTTATTTACAGTAAAATCAAAGATAGCTTTTCTATCATTTTCTTTGTGTTGAAGCACATCAAAAAAGTCAGGCTTCTTCATACATCTTTCAATCATTATGCGTCAAATTTAGAATTCATAAAATTTCCAGGAAGCTCATCAAGCTCTTGCGGATCATCATCAAAATCTCTAGCTAACAAATCAAACTTGGCTTTTTCTAATAAACCTACCAGAAGTGGAATAGCTTGATCTTCTACTCTTCTTAGTCTTATCTCAAAGCTATTATCAGCATTTGAAACAATTTCAACAAGGGTAATAGGTTCTTTTTTCTTACTCTTTTTCATTATAGTTTGTTGGTTCAACAAATATAGAAAACTTTTTCTAATAAAAAACCCAGGTAGTAATTCTTGATCAGAGAAACTTTCCTGGGTGTTGCTAACAGTTATACTTTGCAGCTTTCCTGCGCAGAGAAGGCCAGAGAGTAAGCGAGCAGTTCTTATGGTATGCCCTCCTGGCACTGAACCTGCAGATTCTATCTACAGGGAGGAGTTGCGCTTTTTCTAGGGCTCGAACCTAGGACCCCCAGATTAACAGTCTAGTGCTCTAACCAACTGAGCTAAAAAAGCAGTGCTATAAGAAAGCCCTGGTAAAGAGGGCCAGGGCTAACATTATTAGGATCACGCTATATGGTCGGAAACAGCTACCTAACACATCACAAATATATACAACATTTCTTACCCCACATATAATCTCAAAAAATTTTTTATAAAATTTTCAGATTAGTAAAACATCCCCCCACATGTTACCAAGTGGTAAGTTATCCCCTGGTAATATTGCTGACATGGCTTGATCCATATGGGTATTTGGGGATAGTTTATATTAGAGATTGTGTGGGGCCCCTAGTAGAAGACCCCCCGCCCCTCGCCTCAAGCCCCTCCACCCCCGGTGCTTCCTCAACCACATATTCCATATGTGAATAAATAACAACATTTTTTCTAGTGAAAAAATGATCAACCCTGCAAGCATAATAAAATCTTTTATTATGAAAAATACTTCTTCTTCAGATTTTCAAAACTTGGTGGTTCAAGTTTTTCAATCTAAAAAATATGATTTTGTTTATGTTATCAAATCTGGTAACAGTTTCTTTAACATCACAAAATCATGCGTATCTAAGCAAATACCTTCACCAGGTATTTACAAAATACGCGCTAAGCAGTATGTTAATGATAAAGGCTATGATAGCCTTTACATACATACAGCATTACTACATATTCCAGCTTAGGCTGGAATATTTTTCTTTTTTCCCTCTCTCTTATCAACCTTTAACTTAATTAAAATAACATTATGAAAGCAACATTAGCAAGACAACAAAAAACTTCTTTTAAACAAGAATTGATATATGGCTACACTGTAGAAGGAACACCAAATGAACTAATTCAACTAATAACTAATGAAGGTTTCATAGATTCATTTGATAAAGAAGGCAGGCCTATACTGTGGACAAGAAGAAGGTTAGTAGATGCTGTTGTAGAAATAACAGCAAGAGGTAGAATAGTATTAAGAGGAGAAGAGGTTTAAAACCTCTTCTTTTTTTCTTCCCTCTTTTTATCAACCCTTAATTTAAAATAAAATAATTTATTAACAATTAAAAACAAAAAGTTATGAAAGCAATTTATGTAGCATCTCCAAGAAGCAAGAAAGGTAACATCTTTCACATCTACAATGTAGTAGGTTCTGTACAAGAAATAGAAGAGTACAAGAACAGTCCTAACTTCAAGCAGTATCCAAGTTTCGGACCTGCAGGTGAAGTACAGTTCATCACCAATTATATAGGTATGGAAGATGAAATGAACTTAGTAAAGAAGAAAGATGGAAACTTTACATTAGATACAGGTTCATTTAACAAAGACATTGCAAGATTAAATGCAGTGGCTGAAGCATCATCTGTATTAGCAGACAAGTTTGCAGATAGATTAGCAGACAAGTTATCAACTTCAACATCTGCAAGAAGACTTCAAAATGTAGCAATACAAGTTGAAGAAACAGCAGATACTACAGATTCATTAGATAATATGTAGTAAGTAGTAATCAATAGTGACTTAGGTCACTATTGTTTTTTCTTTACCCTCTTCTAATCAACCATTTATTTAATATAAATCTTGTTATCAAGTTTTCTATTAAATAAATAGTAGTAACTGTATAATGATATTATAGTTTACTCAGCATTAATAGTTTTAAAACACACACAGTAGCGTGTACTACTTACTACTTACTGCTGTTTAGGTTGTGTAGTAGGAAGATTAATTACTCTCACAAGTTATATATATTTGGTCTCCAGCCTGTGGAGCTTTGGCATTTTGGTATTGATAATCAAGTAGTTAATTTTTTGTAAATTGTGTGTAGATGTGTGTTAAAGTTGTAAAAGGTGTCATACTCTTTGTATAACCTTAACATATCTCTCATACATAAAATACCATAACTTGCTGTATATGAATATTTATATAGCTAAAGCAAGTTTAAGCATTTCCCTGTTAACAACATATACTATGTGTCTATACATATATTAATCAGTATTACTATTACTACTAGTACTATTATTAGTGTTATGTGCTTTAAGACAGTAAATGCTTCCGGAACCTTTTATAAAATCAAATATTAATGCACCATTTCTACTTCCCAAGGGTAGACAGTTGTAATAGTAGTTAAGTCCAAAGATTGCAAGCTTTGCCTGTAAAGATGCTACATAATAGGTGTAGAAGGACTATTACAACTGAGGTGTATTATATTTTCCAAGAACAATAACCAGTCACAATAACAACTTGCACCATCAAGTTTTACTACAGTAATGGTATGCTCTGAATAAGAGAGGACTGTAGTTATTTATTATTAATCTCAAAAACAATTTCAAATGAAAAAGTATTACTGGACCATGCAGAATGGTAAACAAATAGATGTAGATGATATGGATATCACACATCTAAGAAATACTCTCAAGATGATCTTGAGAAATGTAGAAGCTAAGAGAGCTTTAATAGCTCAAGAAGCATCAAGAAAGAAACATCACATACAGCTTAATGGTGATATGGCACAACAGTTCCATGAAACTTATTTTGCTGATCAACAAGATGCAGATGATGTCTTTGATGCTGAAGATTACCATTTTATGGATGAATACTATAAAAGCTTTTAATATGAGTAAAATTATTTTTATTTGGTGGTTAGTGAATGGTACACTAACACCAGCAGGTGAGCACGAAGGTCATAAACTTTATACTCTTTGGTTTAATGAAGAGAATAAAGTTGCTGATCATATGTATAAAGGTGAAGTAATGAACTATATCAAAACAGGTGAACTTGTTTATGATGAGTCATTAGAGTTTGAATCTTTGAAAGAAGATTTAGATGAAGAAGTATTTTATACTAATAACTAATGGTTTATAGAAAATACCAAGGTCACTCTGAGGATTGGCACCGCAAAGTGGCCGAAATGGTAAAAGCAAATTGGACATTACAAGAAATTGCTACACAATTAAAAGTACATGTTGACACAATAAGATTAAGTGTTCAAAAATATATGCATTTGTTGCGTGAAGAAGTAACACCAGTTTGCTTTGGTCATAAAAATGAAGCATATCTTACAGAAGAAGAAATGCTTGAAGGGTATAAATCACCTAAATATTCCGATTTAAGTATTGATGAACAAATAATATATGATTACAATGGAAAAGAAAAGAAAAAATAAAGAAGTAATAGAAGTAACAAAGTTTGTTGCTTGCTTACAGGGCTATGAAGATTTTAATTATAAACCAAAATCTTTTATACATAGTTGGTTTGGTAAAAAGAGTGTTAATGATTATAAAACTGAAAAAGAATGGAAGAAGCAGAAATTAATTACAGGATTAAAAGTTTAATTCTGTACATAGACAGTGTTGAAAGAAGTGATGTTCCTCTTGAACTTAAAAGGGAAAAGTTAATGGAATTAGAAAGAGAAAAATTATTTCTTGAAAACATACTGGATGACAGAAAATTTAAAAGATTCTTGAAAGAATTTATAATAGGAATGACAGTTATTATTATAGCAGTAACTGTATTAATGTTTTGTGTGTTGTTTTATGGAAACTAAATCAATTATGGTCAAGTGTGACCTAAATACAGTTAGAGTTTTATTACATAAGACTATTAATGGTCCTGATACACCTGAAAAAAGTAAGTTAATAGAAATGTTAGCTTACTATGTATGGGATTCAGAGAACTTTACTAGAAAGGTATTAGATCTTTCTTTAGGAAATATGATTCCCGAACCTTTATCAGTTGGTACTAGAATTAAGATTGATCTTAACAAAACCGGTTGGTTATCAACATCAGATAGAGAAATGTTAGATGCTAATCTGAAAGATGGTATTGTTTATGGTGTTGTACTTAAATTCAGTGGTTATCATGGTTATAATAACTATGAAATTGGATTTCAAAATGGTACAATAAATTTACCAATGGAATGTATAAACAATATGGAAGATATTTTATAGGTATTTTGTCCTGTATGGACGCTTTTCCCAGATAATAATAAGAGAGAGTTAATAGCTCTCTCTTTGTTATTAGCTATATAGTGCTCACTTTTTAGTTAATGTTGATAAGTAATTGTTATTTATGTAATACATTTACCACACATTAATCAGGCATGATATATCAGCTTCCCAACGGTAAAGTAATTAACATCACAATTGACCAGTTTTTAGATATGACTGATCAAGATATTCAGTACTTTATGTCTATTAATGGAGGTGATTATGCTACTAATCCATTTACGGATTCAGCATGTATTGATAATGCTAAAGAAAAGTCTTATGACTTTGAATTTCTCCCAAATGATGAAATGGATGATATAGCAGATGACAGTATGCCATTTGATGATATCATTGATTTAACAGATAATCTGGATATATAAATACTTCCTGTATTTATTACTTATTACACAATAGAGTAGTTGTGTGATATAGTATTTCTACTCAACAATCAATTATTTATTAACTCTCAAAATTTAAAAGAGATGGACTCAAAAGTTAAAGTTGTAGCTGATGCTACTACAGAATTGGTAATTAACCAAAGTGCTAACCCTATTTTTGGATATGTTAGAGTAACTCAAAACAGAATTGTTATTGATGACAATGGGTTTATGAAGCGTAAAGAGTTTTCTGCTCTTATTCACGGTCTTATAGAAGACTTACAATCAGTTGGTTACTATGCAGGTATGGAATTACCTGGAACTATTATTGCAGAAGAATCTTTAGATCCTTTTAACAAGAAAGAACCAAGTAAATCTATCAAGAAAGCAGGTAATACTAATGTTGCTTGTACATTAGGTGGTTTTCCTATTCATAGAAGAACAAAATATACTTCTAAAGCAGGTGCTGAAGATATTTTGATTGCACATGATAACAAAGCAGAAGTTAAAGCTGCTTATGCTAATGGAAATAAAACTGCAACAATGCAACCTAATGCTGAGTTTGATGCTGAAGTAGAAGGTTTCAACTTATAGTAATTAACAAGGAGCCTGTTACGGCAGGCTCTTATTTTATGATTTTTAATAAATACTACTATGGAAAATGTAGAACAAATCAAAGCTGAATTAAGAGAATTAATCAGTAAAAGTATTGAGATACTAGAAGAAAACTTCAATGTAGAAGATTTTGAAACTGAAGGTCCAGCAACAATGCTTAATATAACATTATTAGGTTCTTTATTGGATATATCTGAATTAACTGAAAAAGATTTGAAAGAATCTGTTTAGGTAACTTATTTTATGATTTTTAATGTATATGATTATGGAAAAGCTAAAACAAGACATCAGAAATTATATGCTTGAACCAGGTAAATACCAAGTGTTTGAGCAAGATAAGTACAATACTTATCAAAATTATCTTTACAAAAGAGCACTATATGGTTTAGATTCTTTATCTCTAGAAGAACTTAATACTATGTGCAGTAAGAAAAGGTCCCGCATTGTTAATGTTTATAACAGAACACAAATTGTTGTAAATAAGTATAAGCATCAGGTAACCAAACAATTAAGTGATAAGCTCTTAACTGCACTGTTTCCAAACAGTTCACTTATAAGTGAATTATGTAAGTATGATGCAACTGATGATAACTATAAGAATACTTTGACCTTTAAAGATCTTTGTATTCAGAAAGATGCATTAGTTGAGCTGTTTATTACTGAAGGTATATTACCTAAGAATTTCTTATCTTTGGAAAAAAACCAACAATGAGACAAAATGATTATAAACCAGCATTTGCTACGGTACATGCTGGTTACCTTCAACCTGGTATGACAAAAAGAGAAGTAGTTTTAAATAACACTGCTCAAAGTCTAATAGCAACTGGTAAATGGAAAGGTATTGAAGAAGGCTTTTCTGATAGAGTAAAAGCAATAGCAGAAACCATATTAAGTTTGATGGATGAAAAAGCTTAAAACATGCAGTGCATGTCAAGAAGAAAAAGTCATCTGGAAAAATCATGAAGGTAACAAGTATTGTCAGTACTGTTGGAGTAAAGTTAAATCAGGAGAACCTGAATTTAAATCTCTGATACCTAAAGTATCTGATAAAAGAGCTAAGAAAGATGCTGAGTATCTTAAACTAAGATACAAATTTCTCACAGAGCATACTATGTGTAAAGTAAGTGTTGCAGGTTGTTCAACCAAAGCAACTGATGTTCACCATACATATGCAGGAGCTAACAGAGATGCATTCTATTTAGTTCAATCAACATGGTTACCGGTTTGTAGAAACTGTCATGACTGGATACACACACATCCGGAAGATGCTAGAATAATGAATTATTTAAAATAATAGAGATGATTACAAAAGATGATGTACAAGATATTGCTATAAGCAAGACTGATGATCATAGAAGATGTACAATAGTATTAGGTACTAAATAGTTGTAAAATCAATTTATTATTTGTATCTTCATACTATGAAAATGGATAAAGGATTTGGATATAATAAGTGTGGTATCTATTGTATCAAAAACATTATAA